TTTGTATTCTTATAATAGGTATCGTGATTACCAATGATAATATGAGTATCAATGTTCATCTCTTCTAGTCTATTAAAAAATACTTTCTTAAAGTTATGTGCTGTATTATGATTAATAAATTTTCTTCTATCTACCACATCACCTAGATGTATTAAAGTATTAATATTATATTGTTGTAAATACGGAAAAAATATTTCATTATAGAATCTATTTTGATATTCTATAAAGGCAGGACTATCATTTCTGCAACCAAAATGTGTGTCGTTTAATAATGCAATCTTCATAGGTCATTATTTTTTATCATCTTTTACACCCATATTTTTTTGTAAAAATTCTGTGAATTGATTTTTAAACTCTCTGTCTTCACCTGGTTGTAATGCCATATCATCATAGTTTGCTTCAGTTATCATCTTTTGTTTGATTGTTATTTGCTTTTTTTCTTTCTGTATTCTTCTAACAAAAGCGTAATATATAATCTGCGTGAAATATGCAAAAGGATTATTAGATGTTTTAGGGTTAAAATTATCAAGATATTGTAAACAATTTTCTATACCATCTGAAATCATATCATCTCTGAAAGTATAGTTTATAAAATTAGGTCTATAAGATAGGTGATTCGCTATCTTTAAAAAACATTCACCAATATAGTCTGGTACTGGTGGTTTTTCTTTCTTTTCTTTTTTTGCTTTGTTAACAGACTTACGATACTCAACCATAGCGGCTAAGAATTCTTTGTTGTTAACATAGTGTTCGGATTTCTTTTTTGTTTTTGCCATAATATACTCACTTTACATTAATTTTAATTAAATGTCAATGTTCATTCCAAGGTTGACATTTCTTTTTTTGTCCGTATAATAACGGTGTCCGTTTGCATAAAGACACCTAGTGTAGTGTAGGAGGATCCTCATCCTCATCATGCATAAACTCATCAAAGATTTCATTTAACTTTTTATTATTTTCGGGGGTCAAGGCCTCTCTCTGATATTGTTTATCTTTTCTAGGTTCTTCCATTTTATTATAGTTGTTGGCAATCGTGTTATAACTAACAACCATTTCAGGTGAGGCGTTTGTAATAGTTAATATTTTATCTTTTGGAATGGTCACCACATTATCATTCGTATAATTTGTCCAACGAATCAAAGCAATGTAATCTCTAAAGCCAGTAGGCGTTATTTGAGGTACATACTTAATTTGTAATGGTTTGTTTAACCGAATCAATATAGACTTATCTGGTAACTGCTTATCACCGATAGGCATATCGGTAACAATATCATCACCGTTAATTAGTTTTACAATTTTAATTTGTTGTTTCTGCATTGTTCAGCTCCACATTATGGATTTCATAATCAAAATCTTCCTCGCTGTATATATTTATCCTTTCCCTAAAATGAGCTAGTGTATAGTTCTCTTTCTCATTGTAGGTAAGGTCATCTGAAATATCGTATAATGTCGCATGACTATTATTGTCTTTTAATCTTAAACCTCTACCAATAGATTGTAAGTTTCTTATCCTAGATTTGGTAGGACTAGCAAAAATAACATTATGCAAATTCCTAATATTAATTCCAGTTGAGAAGGTTCCGAACGAAGCCACGATAATGGCGCCGTCAGATTTTTCCGTAATTTCTCGTATCTTTTCTCGTTCATCTGCGTCAACTCCTCCATGTACATAAAATACTTGTTTATCGGTTGCTTTGTTTTTTATCATTTCGTATAAGTCTTTACCATGTTTTTCTACATACTGAAATAAACATAGTGTATTACCTTGTAGGCCAGCGGCCAAGTTTCTAATATATTTGTTTCTCTTATCACTCTTAACAATATAATCCATTTCATCTTGATAGTTCATACCAAAACAATGTTTACTTTCCGTTTTACCGTGTTTTAAGACCAAACAATATATCTTGAGCTCAGCTAGTTTGCCTTTCTCCATAAGTTCCGTTGTGGTTACTACTTTATTTACAGCACCAAATAGGCCTTCTAATACTAATTTGTGAGTTTTTGTGCCGTCTAAAGTACCAGTCATACCGACCTTATATGGGCATTTTTCTAATTTTGTCAATATTTTTGTAAGAGATACGGCCTTAAATAAGTGTGCTTCGTCACCTATTAACATACCTACATCTTTAAACCATTTTTTTGGTAAGTTATAGATAGATTGCCATGTAGATATTATTACAGGTTTATTTGTTTCTTTGGAATGACCTTGATAGATTCTATGTACATTTCTATCAGGTGACCAACCATAATCTTTAAAGTCTTTAAATAATTGTTCTACCAGAGAGGTAGTCGGAACGATAATTAATAGTTTCTTTTTACTTTCTTTTAACCGAAGAATGTTAAACCTAACAAGAAGATAAGTAATAAGAGATTTTCCACTAGCTGTGGGTGAAAGTAACAAACACCTATTTTTTTTAGTTGCATATACAAATGCCTCCTTTTGATAATCTCTAACCTTAAAAGGAATATTTAGTGCCTTGATAAATTCATCAACCTTACTATCATCAACTTTAGTATCTTGTATTTTGGTACCATCAACAACTTCAATGTTATTCTTTTTACACCAATCTAATATGTAAGGATATAAACCGACATATATCTGTCCAGTTGCATATGAATATAATCTTATTTTGCCGTCCCATACTCTATTACGGTATTGAGGCATAAATTTAAAACCAGGCACCTCAAAGGTAAAGTATTCTCCAAGTTCTCTGCGAATAGAATCATCTGCCTCAACTTTGAGGTAGACATCATTTTTCTTTTCTAATACGATATATCTAATATTGGGCACTATATAGCTCCACTAGTAAACTTTCGCCATTCAATGGCATTTTTTATTGTGAAAGTTTTATTAGTGATTTGCCTTATAGTTCTATCTAGGAAGTCAATTGTTGTATTTAAGTAATCAACTTTTTGTTTTGCCTTTATATACACTTCATTTGATTGTATATACTGGTCTACATCTTGTCTTAATAGTTTAAAATTAAAAGGCTTTTCTGCATAAACTGAAGCGTCTGCCTTGCCAGTATAATACTCCCATAATACCTTTTTGGTCGTAGCCAAGTCTGCTTCTGCTTTGCTTAGTAACAACTTAAACTTTGTTAAGTGTTTCATATATTTGTTGTGTAATTGAGGTAATCTTAATGATTCCAAGTCTAACTCGGTCTCATTAATTTTTAAATCTTTATCTGCTAATTCTTGTAACTTTTCTAAATCCATAATGTTGCCACCTTATCATAATTATTAAAAAATGTAAAGTCCTAACTGGTTGTAACGCTAGTCCTTCCAGCACCTTTTGTTGCAAATTCATATATCTTATATGAGAAAACAACGGTTGCCTGTAAGTAGTCAATGTCCGTTGCTTGTTGATTGAAGTTAAGACTTGTTAATGATATTGGAAATACATTTGAAAATCTAACTTCTATATTAGGGTTATTTTTACTTGTCAAAATGTTTAGTGTTGCGTCTGAAAATACAGGACCTAATGGCACAGGACCACCTGTTACTTTACCACCATCTGTATTTGTTTGACTAGAACCTTGCGTTGGAAACCTATCAGCACCTGCTTTTACTAGATTTGCGAATTCAGTTCTTGATTTAGGAAAACCTAAACCTGTCAACCAACCATGTATTTCTCTATAGTTTTCTAAATTTTCATCAACCAAAAATGTTAATTCTAAATCTTGAAATGTAATTTTTTCACCAGGTAAAGGTATATCTGCAAGTGGTGTTTGTTGTTTAATTGAAGATAAACTAATACCAGGTAAATTAACTGCCGTGGCAAAAAATTCTACCTTTGGCAGTTTTGTTATTGCAAACTTAAACTGCGTTGGACTTGCATAGTCCATTTTAGTAGGTTGTCTTTGAATTCTATTTGTAGTAGTCATAATACTATTTATCCATCCTGGAGGAAGGCCAAAAAAAAGGGCGCCGAAGCGCCCTCTTTAATGTTGTTGAATACTAACCAGTATTACATTAAGTTTGCAACTTGCACTCTTTGGTAATATCTGTTTGAGTTAGCAGAACCAGCGTCATTTACTGCTGTAGCAGCACCTGAAATCGCACCAGTTTCAGCAAAAGGATTAGCGATTAAGCCGTATCTTGTTTTGAAACCGATTTTTGGTTGGAAAGTATCTTGACCAACTGCTCTTACCATTTGTAGTGGTACATATGGGCAGTAGAACATACCAGCGTCATAAGGTGAAGTACCTTTGTAACCAACAACATAGTATTGTGTTGCTGAGCTATTTGCTGAGTAAGGGTCAATATATACTTTGAATCTGCCGTTAAGAACACCAGCAAAAGTATTGCCTGTGTCATCAACATTCAAATTGTTATTCAAAGCAGGTGTGTAATCTAAAACACCAGCCATTTGTAGAGCAGAAGCGACATCAGCAGAACAAATTATCATGTTCCCTTTACCTCTTCTTGTTCTTTGAGCGATTCT